TTTGGTCCGTCCATCCACATCTCAGTGATCATGTGAGACACACGGTCCAAATTAATTTTTAAATCATCTGGGTGATCAACTTCACCTAAAACAGAGTATCCTGATCCGATCTGGTCATTAAGCGTTTTCACTGCTTTTCCAATTTCATTTACTGGGTAAATTCTTTGGTTAGCATTTTTGATTCCACCTTGAATACAGATTCCCTTCATGTACAAATCTTTGCCGTGTTCTCCCTCGTGCAATATCTGTACTCTGGCCTGATCAAATGTTAGATTCTCTCTAAGGTATAGTGACATCCGATGATCTCCTCCTTTAAATCAACAATTATTTTCTAGAAACAATTGGAGATTTTGCAGATTTGTCAGAACCGTCAGCAGTAGCAGGTTTTACTTCTTTTTTCATTGAAGTACCTTTTGCTTTGCCTGGCGAGTTCTCAAAATCACTCATTTTCTGTGCAGTTGGTGCCGCTCTGTCGCCGCTGTCAGCCTGGCCTTGGTTTAAACCTTTAGCACTTGCTGAGTTCATTGGCTTATTAGCTGTACCAATTGGTGATTTTCCGCTGTCTGAATGGTCAGCAGTGTCGGCGCTCACTGGGGTTTTGTACTCTTTCATCTTCTCTTTCTTACCCTTGTGCATTGCCTCTTTCTTCATGTCTTTCTTATCTGACATTTTGCCTTCCATTTCAACTTCTGGAGTTAACTCTGGTGCAACTTCTAATGACTCGTCTTCTTTTTCTTCGTTGTCATCTTTCTTGTCGCCCATCATTGCTTCGAATTCTGCTTTTAATTCATCTAAAGCGTCTTCCAAGTCAACAACTCTGTCTTCCATATCTTCTTCGCCTTTGTCGCCATCCATGTCTTTGTCCATGTCTTTGTCCATATCCATGTCCATGTTCATTTCTTTAGCGCCTTCTTCGTCTGCTGATATGTCTTTAACCAATTCGTCAGTTGCGTCACCGCCTACTTCTTCGATTGATTCTTCTTCAGTTGTTTCTGATTCTGTTGCTTCGTCTTCGATTTCAGCAACTTCGTCAACTTGATCTTCTTTAGACTCTTCTGAAGTTTCTTCAACTTTCTCATCTTTTGCTTCTTCTGTAGTTTCTTCTACTTTCTCTTCAGCAGTTTCTTCTACTTTTGCTTCATCAGATGCTTCAGTTTCTGTAACTTCATCTTCTTTTTTCATTTTCTTGTCATGCATCGCTTCTGCAGTAACTTCTTCGTCTGCTAGATTTTCGTAGATATCTCTTGATTTTTCTACAACGATTTCATGGAATAAAGCTTCTGCTTTATCGTTTTCTTCGTTTATTAGCAATTCTAATAACGATTCAAATTTATTGTTTGACATTTTACACGTGCTCCTTGTTTAATAGTCGATTTGTACTTATAAGTGTTTGTATTTACTGCAAAGGCGCAAAAACGGTGTGATAATTGGCGTCAAAAGGCGTCTTTTTGCCTATTTTTTTAGTTCTAGGTTAAATTTTTCTAGAAATTCTTCTATTGTTGGATGATCTATGTTGCCTTTTGTGAACTTGCCTTGTAGATCTTTGGGAACAAACCATCCTTTTGGTATGACTCTGTGAAACTGCACATCAGGAAAATCCTGCACACAACGTTTTGTTTGGTTTAGCCAGTTGCCATGGAAGGTTGCCTGTTCGTTGCTTTTTTTATAGTTCCTTGTATCCTTGAACACGTTGTTGAATCTGTAATGTTGATTTTTGCCTTCTTGCATATGTCCTTGATAATCAAAGCCAAGCACATAGATCTCCTTGAATCCATGTTCACACGCCATTCTAAGTGCTGTTGGACCACTTGACCAACCCAGGCTTGGCTTGAACCAGTTGACATGATCTAGTACTTTTTGAATTTTGGCATATTGAGCATTATAGTTTGACCATACTTTATTATGTATTACATAATCAGTTTCGGCTATCTCTTTGATCATCTTTGGATCTACCGCGACTAAGAAGTGCGGTCTGTGTGTTCTATACACACCATTGCAGGCAAACACAGTGCCCTTTTGTATGAGATCATTTATTTCGATCCCCCTACGTGATTCACCGTTACCTAATACGAATGCTATGGATGACATTATAACTGTAAGTTATCGTCTTGTGCAGGTTGTCCGTACATCTTTTGGACAAATACCGCTTCTTCCTTTTGCTGTGCATCGTGTTCCTCAGATGCAAGTCTCATAGAGTTGATTTGTTTGAGTGTCAAACGTGTTTTTCGTGTGTCTTCTGAATCTAATATTGAAATATCGTGTTCCGGCTCGTAAGTTTTGTCTTGTTGGAAGCCGTCTGCACCGTATGTGAAAAATTCATTTAGTTTCATATCAGTATTTACCCTTATACCTGTCCGCCACCACCTGTACCGCCTGGAGTTTGTCCACCTGGCGTTTGTCCTGGTTGTCCTGGTTGTGGTGATCCTGGTTCTGGTGCGTCTGGACTTGCTGTTGGCTCTTCGAATTGATCAAGATCTCCAGCGATTCCTGACTGTGTTATGCCACCTGTCCGCAGTTGTGCATTTTTAGTCTGTTTTTTCTGTGGAATGTTATTTTCTTCTGCCCATAGATCTGCATTTCTAGCCATTTCTTCTTCAGTTAGGCCTAGATATCTCTTCAGTGCAAATCTTTTACTCAGGTAAGGCAGTTCCGCAACTGCTGTAAATGTGTTTACTCTTGCTTGGTCCATCTCAGTCTGCCTGTATTGTGCAAAGTTCTGCGGCGGATTCAACTTTATCTCAAACATTGAGTTGTCAATGTTGTAGCCTTTTGTTTTAATCCATAATTTAAATTCTTCATCAAAAGTTTCCGCCAACATGCTTTGCAGTCTGGCACAATATTTGTTGAATCTCAGTTCCTGTATGTAAGCAGTACCGACCCTTCCGTCGTTGTACTGTTGCTGTCCATCTTCTGCACCTGTTGGCAGGTATGAACTTGGAATCCTTAAACCTCTGAACAATTTGTTTGTGAAGAATCGTAAGTCGTCTATCTCTCCTAAGTTTGTACCACCTGGAAGCGTGTCAACTTTAGATCCTCTACCTTCTGCTGTTTGTGGGAAGAAGTAATCTTCATTGATTGACATTGGATTATACGTTGCATCAATAAAGTTTGCACCACCGGATGCACTTGGAATTCTTCTTTGGTTTATCTCGTTCTTAACTCTCTCAACAAATTGCATAGCCAAGTGTGTAGGCATGTTACCCACATCAATGTAGAACACTCTTCTTTCTGGTGCTCTCTGAACCCTGTAAATTATGATTGCATCTTCTAACAATTCTTTTTGCTTGTAAACCTTGAACACTTGTTCTAAAACAGACTGTCCGAACGGGAACAAGTTGTCTAAACCGTCCGACATGGACATGTGTATCACGTGTTCTGCGTTGATGTTGTAGGCATTCATTGTCTTGTAGAATCTTCCACCTGACATTCCGCCTGCAAAACCAGACATGTTATTTGTTGCACCTGCGTTTGCATAACTTGAACCGTATGCCGCTGTACCACCCCCTGTGGTTCCACCGCCACCGTAAGTTTGGTTGGGTGTAATCTGTGTTGCACTCAATCTCTGCAGGTTTGGATTGATGTCTCTGATAACATACTGCTCTGGTTTTTTGCCTTCTGATTCATTTACAACGATCCTATCAACCTTTGCGTTGTCCACGTACAACCATTTCTGTGTTTCTGGATCTCTCACAAAGAAACAGTCTCCGTATTTCAGTGCATTTCTGAATATCCTGAAGATTCTTTTATTGAATTTGTTTGATTTTGTCCATTGTTGCAAAGCCTTCTTGAGAAGTTTCACTTCGTGTTCTGTGGTCTCATCCTTGAACACAAGATCAAATGGAGTTTCGTTCTCTGTGTTTTTCTGTGTTGAAAATTCTGCGAGAATGTCCAGTGCCGCATTGATCTCAGAATCGGAATCCATCTGGTCATACTGGAAGTACCTCTGTATCCTGTTGGGGTGTCCTGTGTACACGTCTGGCAAGTAAGAACTGTAGTTCCTCTTTGCGAAGTTGGGTACTTTCTCACCAGATATTGGCGAAAGGTTAGCGTCTTTAAAATATTTTTTCCAAGCCATGCTTTATATTACACTTTTTTATTCATTTTAGCAACCTAAACCAGTCCAACTTGGTTACGGTCTTTACGTGCTGTTGTTTCAACTGCTTTCAAGGCCCTGGATTCCACTGCTACAAGCGTATTTACGCCATTTACCATAGAAGCAAGAGCCTTATTTGCATTGGTGAGTTCGGTACTCATTGCCGCCATTTTTGTCTCAAGTGCTGTTGTATCAAATGTTTCTTTAAGATCGTTGTTAGCAGTTACAGTTCCTCCTGTGCTTGAAGTTATAAATTCTGGTCCTCGCTCACCAACGAGGTAAGTTTTACCAGCATCCGTGTTTCCACCAAACTCCATGGCGCCTGATGCCTTGACCACTCCATACAGACCGCCTAGCACTGCTCCAACAGTTGTGCCTACACCGGGAATTACTGATCCAAGTAATGCACCTGATGCCGCGGATCCTGCCACACCTGCAAATTTCTCCATAGGAGTGTCTCCACCTGCCAATCCTCCAGATACCGCAAGTCCGGCCGCTCCAATGCCTCCAACACCTACCTTGCCCAAAAATCCTCCCGCACCTCTGATGGCTCCGCCTGGTTTGAAACCTTGTGTTATGCTTCCGATTGTTTTTCCGAGACCTTGCGTTCCTATCCTAGTACCTGCGGCAATTATTCCTATCTGTGCGGCCTTGTTGAAAAGGAACTTGCCTGTCAGTGCTCCGGCAAATAGAGTTGCAGTGAGATAAGGTGCCTTGGCCAGTGCCTGTGCTATTCCTCCTGTGCCTCCCATTATTCCTTGAATGCCACCAATTAATCCACCAAGTGCTGGCCCAAATGCCTGTAGTAGTCCTGTTTCAATCGACTGAAACTGGCTTGATAAAACTTTAGACGCTTGTTCGAATGATGTTAAATTTCGTACCAGGCTCGATGTTGATGCGTTTTGTTCGTCTATCACTGCACCTGTGTCTGTGACTCTTCTTCCTAATTGAATAATACCACCTTGTAATCTTAGGAATTCGACCTGTCCTGTTACAGTGGCCTTTCTAAACCTATCTATGCTCGACGCTGATACATCTCTTATGTTAACTAATGCCTGTTCTGCCGACACAGTTCCATTTATAAGACTTCTAATAATTCCTTGTGCCTGTGGAATGTTTTGGACAAGTGCTAACGCTGATTCAGTAACCGGAACTCCTGCATTGGCTATTAAGTCTTGGAAGCCTTCTGCTAACTCTGGACTAATTCCTGCTACTGTTCCTGCGAACGCTTGGAGTCTTTGACGTGTTTCGTCTGTTTGCCCTTGCAGTGCCGCCTGGAATCTTTCGTTACTCTGTTGCTGTTCTATCTGTGCTCGTAGTTCATCTCTCTGTTGACCTGTCAGTTTTGCCAACCTATCTAACTGTTCGGCGAAATTGATTGCACTGTCTCTTCGCTGTGTGTCTGTCAACGTATTCAGTATTCCGGTTCTTCTCTGTGAATCTAAGTTCAACAATAAAGTTTCATTTATTTCATCAACTGTAAGTCCCAATGGAGCCAATCTTTCTATACCGACTTCCCTTGTGATGGCTCCCAACCTTGCTATGGCCTGTGCACCTTGTGTCGTTGATCCGAACAGAGCCGCCAAATTCTGTGAATTGTTTGCAACCAATGAAGCAAAGTCATCGAGTGGGAGTGCCGCTTCCGCCGCCGCCGTCCTTAAAGCAACTATCGACTGTCCAAAGTTTGCACCTGACTGTGAAAGTTGCCTGAATGTTTCTATGTTTACATCTAACCTGTTGCCCAGTGTCTGTAGGCCCAACACATTGTCGGTAAATGCACTTATGCTACCCTCACCTCTGAACGCCGCCTTGCCTAATCCTACGAAACTGTTGCCGACCTTCTCCAGGATGTCCACCATGTCGGAGTTTGCCTTGGACAATTTTTCCTGTGACTTTATTGCCTCGTCGATTGTTTTGACTTGTTCCTTGTCGTTTTTAAGTAACTCTTTAGATACCTTTAATTGCTGTATTAGTATATCACGCTCTTTGGTGGTAAGTGGTAATTTCTTCTGTAGGGCTTTCAGTTCGTCCTCGGCAAGTTTCTTCTTTTTTGCCTGATCACGAGAAGGATTCAGTTTCTGCAGTTCTTCCAGCAGTTTTTTTATCAGTTCTTGATCGTCCATACGATGTTTTTTCAGCCCTTTTTATACGCATATAAATATAGACATCTATACGCTTTTAGTGTATATTTATAGAATAAAAAAATGACAGAAAACGCAAACCCATTAAACAAGTATTTTAGACACCCGGCGATTTATGTGTCGTTGCCGTCAGGCACAAACTATCCTCCACATGTCATCACGCCCTCACAGACCGGAGAGCTGGGAGTGATGCCGATGACAGCAAAGGATGAGATACGTTTCAAGACTCCAGATGCACTGATGAACGGACAGGGAGTTGTCGACGTGATACAGAGCTGTGTGCCCGAGATTAAGGACGCATGGCAGATCAAGAGCTACGACCTGGACACCATTTTGATTGCAATAAGGATAGCCACTTACGGTGAGACAATGGAGATAAATTTCAACGTGCCAAAAGTTAATGAGACCGTGGCACATTCTGTCAACCTTCCTGCGATACTGGACCAACTGAAAGCAACAAAAGTGGATTCTGAAATCACATTGGACGATGGACTAAAGATCACCGTTAGACCTTTGACCTACAAGGACATGACTTCAACGTCATTGCAGACTTTCCAACAGCAGAAGATGTACACGGCCATACAGGATTCCAAGTTGCCAGACGAGGACAAGGCCAAAAGATTCAACGAAGCATTCAAGACCCTCACTGAATTGAACGCCAGCATCATTTTAAGGAACATCGAAAAGGTCACAATGCAGGACGGCACTGAGATATCAGACCCAGCACACATCAAGGAGTTCGTGGAGAACGCCAACGCAGTGTTGGTCAAAGAGATCGAAGACAAACTTACGCAACTGCGAGGACAGGGTGCGGTGAAGCCACTGAAGCTGAAAGCCACTGAAGAACAGATCAAGAAAGGTGCGCCGGTCACTTACGAAGTGCCAGTGACATTTGATACCTCAAATTTTTTCGTATAACCTTGCTTTCACAAACGGAATCTGACATTATCAAGACCTTGAAGGACATGGAGAACGGCCAGAAGGAACTCAAACACGAATTGGTAAAGATCAGCTGGTACATGAGGGGAGGACTTTCGTACTCCGAGGCCATGGCACTCAGTCCAACGGAACGTGAGATCATAGCACAACTGGTAAAAGACAACTTGGAAACAACCAAGAAAAGCGGTCAACCTTTCTTCTAGAATATAGTATACTATAATGGTATTTGAACATGCAGATAATTAACACTTACATATGTCCGAACGAGACCTAGTCAAGGAACTCAAAGCAGAAGTCGTAGAAATCACAAAAGACCGTGACGATGCTCTGGCGAAAGTCAAGAGCAAGGAGAGTCGTATGAAGCAGGTGTTGATCAAACTGGAACACAGAGAACAGGACGTGCAGAGCCTTGGACACAGGATAGGTGAGCAAAACAAGAAAATGGCCGAGCTGGAGGCCAAACTCGAGACCAAAGAGAAATTGCTCGAAGAGGCTCTAAATAAGATCAAAGGCACACATGAAGACTCCACGCAAGAAACAGACACCGACACAGAAGATCAAGAGCTGGATCAGTAATTTCGTAACCCGACCCAATCCCATATTCGGTGACCTACCACCATGCCCGTTCGCCCAGAAAGCCATCGTGGATGGCAAGGTCAAGTTCCTGGAGTTGGATGGCATAGGCGAGTTCGGCACAATATTCACACACATCTGGGAGTTCGACTTCGACAAGAAGGACGTGCTGATCCTGATAGCGGAGCCGGACCAGTACACGGCGGAACAGACAGTGGAGATAGCGGACAGGCTCAACGAGGCACTGATGCCCAGTGACATAGTGGTGCTGGAGGACCACCCAGAGATAGCGGAGAAGGTCAAGAGCGTGAGGCTTAACAACGGTCACTACATACTGTTCCTGGCCCAGCGACTGAGCAAACTCAACAGATATTCACGTATGTTGGAGAAGGGACCTTACTACAAGAACTGGTCTAAGAGTTATCTGCGATCAGTGAAAGGTTTCCGAGATCCCGCAGGGAGTTGATCCTAGAGTCCCTCCTACACAGTTTACGGTATTCCTTCTTGTTGGTGCTCCACTCCGTGCCCGTCCACCACTGGAAGCCACGGTAGTTGGCCTTGTACTCCGAGCTCAGCTCGTAGCCGGATCCCATGTAGAAGTACCTCACGTAGTTGTTGCTGGCCCACTCGATCTCCATGTCCAGGGTGATGTCTGATATGGGAATGGTGTTGGCGTGTATCACGCTCTCCACCCCGGCCAGATCCCTGGAGTCGTAGTTGTCGATGGTGGAGTAGTTGTCCTCCTGGTACCTGTATCGCTTCTGCTTGGTGAATCCCACTATGTTGTCGGCGGTGCCCAGGTAGAACACCATGAACTGGTCACGTGCATGGTAGTGTGCGAACGGGTCGTAGTCCGCGCCAAAATTTTTCCTCTTCATGTACTGCTTGTAGATGTGTGGCAGTGCCAGCAGTTTCACCATCTCCGAGGCATCTATCACCTTGTAGCCGATCTCCTGTCCGTCGTGGGTGTGTCTCTTGTAACGTGGCTTGTACCTGTCCACGTCTATGCGTGTGCTACGGCTCTGGTAGAACACCTCCTTGTCCATCACTGGGTGGTCCAGCGCCAACCATCCTCTGTCCAGGGCCTCTACTTCCTCATCCTGGTCCACTATGGCCATGGGCCTGCATATCACGAGGTCCTGCTGTTCCTGTTTGCCCAGAGTGTGATCGAATAGTAGTTCCATTGTTATTACTTAATGGACTGTCAGAGACGGCTTACGCCATCTGAAACTTCGCTTACGCTCGTTTCTTTTTTTAACTTACGCAGTTGTAAAAACAAATGACGCATTTATGCGTCCCCTGTGGTAGATGAGCAGTCACAATTCGGCTATTTCTAGCCGAACTGACTTGAACCCTGTGGTGAGTTCGCAGTCATCATACAATGCTGTCGTAACTGGGCGGTTGTGCTGTACCCATTCGCTTATTCATCCAACGCGAGCCTACCAAACCCTTGCATAATAGTTTTTGGTAAACCTGGGGTCTGTCTTTTTCTAGTTGCCCCATCATTTTTTGCATTTGCATCAACGGATTCACCTGTCGCATTTCAGCCGCATTTCCGTGCTCACTTCATGGATGCTATGTTTGCCTATGAGAAATTTTTGTGAAGTTGTAGTTTGCCTATCGCACTTGTTTATATGAGTTTTATTTCAAGGTCAATCTTTTTGGCTTTAAATACCGTCATGCATTGGACATACCAAGGAAATGAAATTACCAACATGCCGGAAGATGTTGTGGGATTTGTTTATCTCATAACCAACACAACCAACGGTAGGAAGTACATTGGAAAAAAATTAGCAAGATTCAAGAGAAGTCGTCCACCACTCAAAGGCAGAAAGAACAAGCGTAGATACAAGGTGGATTCGGACTGGCAAGACTATTACGGATCAAGCGATGATCTCACAATTGATGTTAACAAAATTGGTAAAGACAAATTCACGAGGGAGATACTTTTTTTCTGCAAGTCCAAAGCGGAACTATCATACGTGGAAGCACGTGAGCAGTTTGCACGTAAGGTATTAGAAACCAATGATTACTACAACGGCCACATCCGTGTGAGGGTACACGGCAAAGGAATTTTACAAAATGCAAAATAAATGTGTGCTTCCGTTCATAGCCGACAACTACCAGAGCAATTCGCCATGTTGCGATCTAAAAGATTTCGACACTGAGAAGGACATTGAAGAGTTGTTAGATGACCACAGGAACAATCGCAGGAGTAAATTTTGCGACTCCTGTTGGACGCTGGAAGATATGTCACTGGAGTCAAAAAGGCAAACGGCAAATATGTTGCACCAAGACAAGTTATCGCAAACAGAACGATCCATTTCCACAGCGGTCATACCTGTTGGTAATGTTTGCAATCTATACTGTGTGACATGCTCCCCCGATAAAAGCACATCATGGATCAAGAAATTTTCTTCTGTTTATGGCAACAAGTCAATAGACAAAATGCAGATCATTACAGACATGAAGTCACCAGACATAGATGTAGAAAAATTAAGGCACATAGAGTTCATTGGGGGAGAAACATTGAAATCGGCGGCACTATGGGATCGTTTGTCCACCTTAGATAAGAAGACATCATACTCACTACAGACAAATGGCACAGTGGAATTAACACAAGACCAAATAGATTTACTGTCAAGTTTTGAAAATTTTAATATCTGTTTTTCACTAGACGGTTATGAAAAGATATTCGAATACCTACGACAACCAGCAAAATGGGAAAAAGTACGTAACAACATCAAACAATATATTCAAAATTTTGGGAGAGATCGTTTGTCAACGGTAGTGACAGTGAGCAACATGAACATATTTTACATTGATGATATTGTGCTTAACATTTTCAAGACCCTTCCCAGTAAAATAATATTGAACTTTGTGTATGATCCTGAGGAGTTTTCTTATGACAACCTTACTAAAGACATTGGTAAAGAAGTTGAAAAAAATAATCCTGTTTTCTTCAAAAATGTAAAAATAGAATGGCGAGGCAGTGCTCATTCTTTAGATCTAATGCAAAAAAATCTTGAAAAACAAGATAAGTTTAGTAGGTTAAAATTACAAGACCATCTGCCAGAATTTTTTTCTTTACTACATAAAAAACCCCCGACTAGTTAAAGCCGAGGGTCGATAGAATTGCAATTCAATTATCTAATTACGCCGCTTTCTTAGCCGCGTTCTTAACTTCTTGAATCTCTTTTCTTCTTGCTTTAATGAGCTTTGATAATTCTGCTAATGCTTTTCTGGCTCTAGTTGCCGAAGCCTTAACACCTTTTTCAACAAACTTGCCATTCTCTTCTGAGTAAGTCTGTATTGCTGTCATTATAGCATCATGTGTTTCATTTGACATAATTTACGTCCTTCCTTTATTGTCGTACGATAACATTAATTAACGTTAGTGTAATTAAAGCACGTAAGAAGTGGTTTTGTCAACATAAAAATTAAACAATTATGTCAACATCATTGGCGTAGTTGGTAAAACCATTTTCTTTTACCACTTTCAGAACAGAGTTCACTCTGCTCACCAATTCATCTTTGTGTGAAATCAGGAATATGTTCTTCTTCTGAGTCCTGCTCATGTCCTTCAGCACTGCCATCGAGCTTTCTACTCCTGATATGTCCATTCCTGCGTCCACCAGTTCGTCTATGAACAGCAAGTTGATCTGTTGATAAAGGCTCTCCCACACATCTCTGAACGCCCAGCTCAGACTCAGGATCAATCTGTTCCTTTCACCTCTGCTCAAGTTGTCAAAGTCCAGTTCCCTGCCCAGTTCCTCGATCCGCACACTTAGGTCTGATTGGAAAGTCACTGTGTGTGGCAGTTTCACTTTGCCTAAGAAATACGCCAGTCTTTGGTTAAGATATGTCAAGTTTTGTTCTATAATTCTTGTTCTTATAAAACTGTCTTTTGCTGTTAATAATTTGTATAAGAATTCTTGATGTCTGTGTAGGTCTTCAAGTTCATTGGCTTTTTCGTAATCTATTTTCTGTATTGCTGTTTTGGTTAATTCTTCAACCTGCTCAGCATACGGATCTTGTTTCTTTTCATTTTGTTCCAGTTGGCGATTGAGATCTTTCAAAGATCCTTTATGATTGTAGGCCTCGTCCATTGTGTCATAGTACGTGTCCGGCGTATTACCTAAATCGCCTATCGCATCTATATCTCGTTGTATTTTTGCAAGATCACTTTCTAATTTTGTTGCATACTCTTTAGATTCTGTCAATGTTGTTTTTAGTTTGTCTACAAGATGTGTGTGTTTGTCGTCTAGCAATTCTTGTTCACAAGTAGGACATTTTTGTTGGGCGGCATATTCTAAATCACCTTCAGTTTTATCTACTGTGCTTTTTGCTTTTGTGAATGAATCCTCGTGGTATGCTTTTTCCTTTTGTAAACTTAAAAGTTTTATGTAGTTTTCATTGTGTTTCTGCAGGCGTTTGTGGGCATCCAGCTCTGCTTTTATGTCCACTTTCTCCAGTTCTGCTATTGCCTCTGCAAAACTTTTTGAGTCATCTGCTTTTTGTGTCTGCCAAGCAGTGGATCTTATTTTTAAACTTTCAATAGATTCTTTTATTTTTTCATTTGATGATACTTGGGCATCTATTTTTAATTTTTCCTCTGTCAGCATTTGTTTGGTTGCTTTTTGTTTTTCTTTTAAAAGGTCTGCTTTTTGTGATAAAAGCGTTATGCCAAGCAACTGTTCTATAATTTCTCTTTGCTCATTTGCCTTTGTCGACAAAAACGGTTGTGTGTATGTGTTCAGAGCAATTATATTTTTGAACATGGCATGGGTCATACCCATCAGTTTATTGATCTCTATCTGTGTTTCTCTGTTTTCCCCCTGTGCTTCGTTGCTTTCCAAATTTTGCTCGATGTCGTTTGCATAGAATCTGAATATCTGTGGCTTTCTGCCTCTTTCTATTGTGTATGTGATGCCGTTTTTTATAAACTTTACGGAAACCATCATTCCTTTTTCATTTGTTTTGTTTACAAGATTGTCTCGCCTGATGTTTGTGAGTGCCTCGCCAAAAAACACATATGATAGTGCATTAATTATTGTTGTTTTGCCTGTTCCGTTCCTTGCACCTGCGTCATCACCTCCCAGATCCATGTTCTCGCCGATTACAAGCACTAGGCTTTTATTGGCAAAGTCAATTGCCTGTGCCTGATTGCCCACGCTCATAAAATTTTTTACTGTAAGTTCTTTTATGGTTAACACTTTTTTTTCTTTATTTTATTTTTTTTAATTAACTTTTCTATCTCTGGTAAAGCACTGAGATTCTGTTGCTCAACCCATTTTCTATATCCTTGTAACCATTCTTCCTGGCTAGGTGGATTTTTGAACATGTCAAATATCATTGTGTCCGACATAGTCGGCACTTCTAATTCACCTTTCAATGCTTTTAACAATTTCCTTTTACTAATTCGTGACATCTAGATCATTGTAGATTGCTGTTAATATGTTTTTGTCATACGTTTCAGAATCCACTCCTTGCAGTTGCTTGATTACAATTTGATCAACGCTGTCGAACTTTTGTACTTCTACAGTAGGTTGTTGTGCTTGATCAATTTGTTCTGGTATCAGTTGTAATTCTCGTAGTTGATATTTTTCAATAAATGTTTCTCTTACAAAATTTGCTTCTTCATAAGAAATTTTTATATCTAGTGTTACCCTAACATACATTTTTGGTTTAAGATATCTGTCAGGATCGGCCAATAGATCACTAATTTTTATTGTGATATATCTCGGCATTTCTGGCCAATTTATGTATTTTGGTTTGCCGCCCATCTCAATTATCATCATACCTCTGTCGTCGTCCCATGCGTCTGCATAGTTGTGTGGGAAGGCGTTGCCCATGTATGTGACGTTCTTCATTTCTTGCCTTTTGTGAAAATGTCCTGAGAACACCTGTCCACAGCCTGCGAAGTGTTCTGTCTGTATGCCTCCCACGTCTGGCATCTCAACCATTGCATTCATTTTGAAGTAAGGAAGTTCGAAATGTCCAAATACGTATTGCTGTTTCATCTTTTGGATTTTTTTCCATTCATCACCAACAATCCACGGAATCAGTGCTACATCATCTTCCACTATCCATTCGTTTACAAGGTGAATGTTTGGAATATTTCTAATAAACTCCATCGAATTTATTTCTCTTTTTTCTCTGTAAAACAAATCGTGGTTTCCCATCAGCACATAAACTTTTTCGAAAGCCTGTCCTAGTCGTTCCATGTTGGATACTGTGTAGTTCATTGTTGAGACGTTTGTACTTGCTCTGTGATGATGCCAATCGCCCAGGAATATACAAGTTTCACAGCCGTGTGCCTTTGCTTGTTCTATGAACCAGTATATGAAAGCCTCGCAGTCGTCGTTGTGTACACGACTGTTGCCCTTCATTCCAAAGTGTATGTCAGTGAAACATGCTACTTTCTTAAAAAACATATGTTACCATTTCTTCTTCAGTGTTGGTTTGTGGTTTGTCATGTCTATTTTGTTCTTGAATTTTATATCTTTGAAATCTTCCGAATCAAGTTTTCCTTTTTTCTTTAACACTTTGTTAAGTTTTGCCAATGTTGTTTTGTTCACAGCGTGTACGTCTCCGTGTACATTCTTCATTCGCTTCTTGTACGATGGTGCACTAACGTCATTCTCATTTTGTCTTGTGAAACTTGGCATCATGCCATTGTATTCTAGCAGGTCATCACGTATGGATTGATTTTTCTTTTCTATGTTCAGTATCCTTGTGAAACTGTTCGTGATTGCCGCCGTGTAGTATGCGAATGGGTTGTCTGATTTTGATTCATCAAACTGTAGTCCGATCTGTGACAGTTGCATCAGAGCCTGTGACTGCATCTCATCATTGTAGGTGTACCCTCTCCAGTTTGCCCTTGTTCCGTATCTCTCACACAGTTTCATGTACATCGTGGCCAACTGGTTGGTCATCTTGCCATGGTCTGATGAGAAGTGTCCGTTGTTCATTCCACCCACCCAGTGTGATTTCCCCACACAGATCAATTTTTCTTTTTTGTCGAACCTGTAGTGTTGGAAGGGAGGGAAGTTCACCTTGCTGTGGTGATCCGCTGTGGTCTTTGGATTTTTTTTCCTTTGGTCATCCATGGGCACATGATCGAACATCATTACTCTGAAAACCAAATCCGTTTTAGCAATCTTTCTTGGTGAAACTGTGTAGTCTGCTAGTTTGATCTTTTTTAGTCCTGCCTCCTTGGCCTGTTCCCATGCTTCCTGTGTCAGCCTTTTGGCTTTGGCCTTACGGGCCTGTGCAACGGCACTTGCGTTGATCTTTTTCAAGTTGGGCACTATCAGGTCATACTGTGCGTCCTCGGGTGTGACGTAAGAGCAGTATGTGTTTTTACTGGCGTGTATCTGTGCCAACAGATCTCGGTTGTTTAGGTACTTTACTCTCTTCATAATTTTCTCTCGTGTATTAGTGTGAATGACCACAAACAGGTCTGTTGAATCGTGTCGTATGGTGAATTAAGTGCGCCTAAAATAATGCCTATAAATATAGTTA